TCCATCACGTCCCATCATCCATGCGCGTGAAGATGATTTAATAAGATTCTCAACCTCGTCCTCAGTCATTCCGGTAATGGCCAATTGAGGCTCCATTCCGTATCCTGCTGCTGAGTATCGCTGAGAAATGTTATAGTTTAAGGCATCAATGAATCCTTGAATCTGGCATACCATTGGATCATCTGATCCATCTGCACCGTGAAGATTCTCGCCCCACCGGAACCATTCACCCTGGACGAATCCAAGGCCATGGTCGGCTTTTTCTATTACTTCAAATTCAGGCTCGGCTTGCGAGTCTGGATTGTATTCTGGATTGTCATAAAGAATATCTGACTGCTTATTCAGCTCAAGCTTGAACCATCTGCAAATTTTCTTTCCTGTGCCTGGGTCAAGATCATCTGTTTCATAAACGTATTTAATCTCAATTGACTCAAGATTGTTTGCAGCATCAAAGCTTGGATAGCAATAGTTTGGATTATAGACTTCCAAGCGCAAAAAACCGTCCACCATTTTCACTCGACAAAATGCGCTGGTATAGCTAACAAGTAGCTTTCCTACTTCGAGCATCTTTGATTGGAAGTGAACCGATTTCTGCACAACGTCCAGGAAGAACTCGGTTTGAGGGTCATCAGATACCTGGAATTTTGGAAAAGAAGATTTGCCACAGAGCTTAGTGCCTACCCTGTCTTGGAAAATCTTTGCGAAGGGGAAAATGATAGACGGCTTGCGCTTGTGTAGGGGGATAAAATCCTCACAAGAGTCTTTCCATTCTGCTAAGTGGTCGTATTGAACCGAATGAATATAGTTATAAACCTTGTCTAGCTTGCTAGAGCGATTTCTGGCCTTAGATGATCCTGGCTGAATTACGCCAAGGATATTATTGGCGCGTTTCTCTGATCGGGATTTCCCGAAAAAAGTCCTTTCTCCAATATTGTACTGTTTGCCCTTGCCATTCATTCTTTAGTCCTTATTGGAATTATCTTACCATTTTTCCTGATAAAGCGAATACCCTTAGCGCGATCATTTATGCGCTGGTCTATTGAGCTTGCTGTTTTTTCAGGAAGCTTATGGGGATAAAGCTTATATTGATTTTTGCCTGTTTGTTTGAATTTGTAACCAGACTTTAATAGTTGGTTGATCTTTCTCAGGGCTTTTGGGCTCTGGCCCTCAATGACTGCCTTTTCACTCATGACTGTTGACTTGCCCACCAAGTCCTTAACCTTTGTGTTCCAATAGCCTTCAACGCCAAGGATTTCTTTTCCTGCGTCTGTTAGCTTTGTTACTCTGGTCTTATTAAGAGCTGCACCAGTATCAATGACAGTGCCATCTATTATATTACCGTTATGAATATCAAGATTAAGGCCCTCATTTTTAAATACCTTTTCACCTTCTCTGATTATCCACCCTGAAGGCTCGTCCCTTTTATTTGTAATGTATTTCTGAAGCAAACCACGCTTGGATTTAGATAGCCGGATAATATTAGTCTCGGTCATTGGTATGCCGTAATTAGGGGCATTGTCAGCAATCGCCTTGGCAACTGCGAGCTTGTCCTTTACCTCTGGGTAGCGTTTCATTAACGCCTTGCTTGCCTCAGTTCCTTTTGTGCCCTTTGGAACCTTGATAACAAAATCCTGGGCTGGCATACGCATAAAGGCTCTTGAGTCAACGCCTTCACCAATTTTAAATAGCCATTCTTTTGGGTTTTTATTTCTTTTTTCAAAGAAGCTAACAACTTTTTTTGCGTTTTTCTTTCCATCTGGATCATTAAGGATCATTTCTGCCAGCTTACTTTGAGACTTGGTAGCAACTTCCAATCCTTTCCGGATAGGAACAATTTTGCCTCCAATCTTTCTGAAAACGTACCTGGAGAGTTTTACGCTCATTAGTCCTCGGTAATTTCTTTAATTTCTTGAGCAATTTCTTTTGCAGTATCGGCAATCGGCTTAGTGGCTGCTCTTGTAAGATCAACGGCAACCTCTAGTGGAGCTGTTGCAATCTCAGTCACATCAGAAACTAATCCACCAATGCTTTTAATTAATCCAAACATAAATCTCCTTTTTAAAACGCCAAGTCCTTAATCCCTTCAAGATGCTGTGCATATTCTAGGAATTTAGATTGATTGAATTGAACTTGGTATTTGTGCCAATCACCTGAACTCATCTTGTAGGCATATTCAGCTTTTCCGCGCTCGAACTTAATTACCTCAATCGGGGAGATTCCCATAAGCCTGAGATATGCGCAAAACTTTATATTCTTTGATTTCTGTAATTCAGTGCTCATAATGCTCCCACCTTGTACTTATTGTTGACCAATCCCCATAGCATTTCAAGGGAATCTGGCCCGTCATCATGCGTACCCTTTGGAAAGTCATAAAGCTGGTTCATGAACTCCTGGGATAAGTTTCTGTTGAACAGGATTAGTCCATGTGCCACTTTGGGCTCAATTGAGTATATCCGTTTTTCCTTGTTCTCAGTCAGATAGATTTCATAAAACTTAATCTGGATCATTTTCTTAAGCTCTTGCTCAATTCTTTTTCTTTCTTTGAGAATGTTATCCAGTAGTAATTCGCGGAATAAGTTTGTTTCCACCCCAAACTTAAAGTAATTAAGCCGAGCGTGTAAGTCGAATATTTCCCTGATGAAAACACTAGGCGCAACCCGCTTAAGATAAGCTTCATGAACAAATAGCCGATTCCTCTGATCTGCATAACCCGATAAGATTGATGTGAAGTCAGGCTTCTTATTTGATGTGACTTTTCGCTGGCCAGTAGAAGGGTCAATCGTCCCGTATGCCGTGAGCATATTCCAAGGGATAAGCGTGTTAGTTTTTTCAATGAACAATCCCTTTTCTTGCTCTTGATACCACCAAATATTTTCAGGGGCGAAAACCTTTTCCTCATCACTCATTGGAGAGTTTTGTTTTTCCTTCATAAATGACCGGATACCAGTTTCGATGATTTCTTCCTGGAGAGCATAATAAGGCTCTTTTTCTGGCCATAAAACTTCTGTGCCTTTTAGCATTTCAGCTTCATTTTGCATGAAATATGCTTTGGCATTTATGATCCTGTCACCATCATCCAGGTTACAATAAATGCCTTTCCATTTGTCCCATAGGTCTTTTCGTTGTGACCATGATTCGATTGCTCGATATTCTGCGGATTGATACCTGGGATTGTTGATTAGCTTTACCAGCAATGATTCGCGGTGAAGAACAGTGCCAACCAGCTCAATGTTTGTTTGTTCATCACCGATTTTGGAAATAACATCATTGTACCAATTGAGCTGCTTTTCTCTGAGCATTTCACTTTCAACTTCTTCAGAGTGTTCAATATCATCCAGAATGATTTTCGTTGGTCGAACGTCACCAAACCGGATTCCTCGCATTTCCGTACCAGAGCCAAGCGCAAGAATACGGCATGGATGATCTGCATTGTGAGCAACAAAATCTGTCGAACCAATTTTTCTGCTTGGTATAAAGTTACCGAAAGCAGAAATAAGATCATCATTGCCAATGAACTCGGATTGTATGTCTTTGACTTTTTGTACTGCCTGAGCGTCGGTGTTAGATATGATGACAATGAACTTCTCCAATCGGTAGCAAACGTCATGGATCGGCTTAATAAGAACTTTATTCGTACTCTTGGCGTATCCGCGAGGTGCGGCTGAAGCCCGACGAATAGCTCTCTCGCCAAATTTGTACTGAGCAAACGTATCTCGATGAAAGCGATTGAAAGCGTGTCGGCAATAATGCGGAAAAAAAGTGATAGCGAATAGCTGAATATCCGTAGCACACCGATGAATAAGTGCTTCCATAAAAGCATCATAGTCATTTTGTAAGTTTTGCAAGAGCCGCGAGAACTCTTCCTGGGGCAAGTTTCTTAGACTCTCCACCAGCTCCATTTTCAGATTCATCGTATCCACCGGATAATTTAATTAGCATATCTAACGCTTTAAGTCGGTCAGACCGCTTGAAGCTAAATGATTTTGATTTGGAGTAGCCATCTTTGCCATGTGATTCTGAGCGCGAGTAGGAAACGCCATCCAGGAGCCCAAGATTTGCGTCAGGCTTGATTTCAAGGTGCCCCCCTTCGCTTACCTGGACTAATTCCTCCATGCCGTCAAAAGCGATTTTAACCAGCAAATCAGTCGCTTTGTTTAAATCGAATTTGTGTAGTTCGTTGACTCGTTGCTTTTGTTTATCGAGGTGGGACTGGATATACGCAGCTATCCTAGGTTTTGCTAGGAGCGCAATAGCATGAACTCCAGCAGCCTTTTCAGACATTTTGTACCCTGCATCTAGTACGGCGCGCGTACCATTACCACCGTTCATGATGTAGTGCTCGCAGAATTGAATTTGTCGGGCGTTTAAGCCGTCTAGTGGGTTCATATATCCATCCTAACATATTTTGTATGGCCAGAATACCATCCGTAGCACCCCGACCATAAAATCAATTTTAGGGCATAATAGAACCATGAGGCAAACAATCTTAGCTTTGGTCTTGGCTCAGTTCTTGTTCTACCAGGATGAGCTGCCAATTGTGCAGGACGACGATCCTGAGCCCCAGCATCTTTCATGGGAACTTGGTGAGCCTGATAATCAGGTTGAAACTGAGGTAATATACGAACCAGCAAGCGAAGATTAGCGGTTACCTGGTTACCAGGCTAGTTACCACCTGGTAACCGCGCTATGTCATTGATTTTGTTCTTATTATTATTATTAGTTACCAAGTTACCAGATAATAATAATAAGACCCCAGGCGAGGAGGAGGAGGAGGAGAATCAAAATATAAGGGGGTAGGGGGGGGTGTACCCTGTTTTTCTGGTAACCTGGTAACTTTTCCGAAAAAGTCAATGATCTCATT